CGATGGTCTCCAGGTCGCGGGCGAGGATGGTCTGCTCGATCCTCTGGCCCTTGGTCACCTCGGGGGTGCCGGCCTGGAGCGCTCCGCCGTCCTTGAAGACGGTCACGTCCGCGAGGACGGAGTCCTTGGGGCCGTTCGGGGTGGGGCGCTGACGGTCGAAGCTGTGGACCTCGATCAGGATGGCCGGCGCCGTGATGTTGTCCTTCGGCTTGAACCAGCCGCCGCCCTGGACCGGGATGTCGATGAGGTTGAGAGCCACTGAGTTGATCTCCTTCGTTCGTTGCCCACGCGGGCAGTTACGTTGTGATGGGTTACTTGGTGATGCGGTGTGCTCCTACTGGAGCGACTTGCCCTTCGCCTTCCAGGCCGCCATGACGGCCGGGTCGGAGAAGAAGGACTGGTTGCCGGCCCACAGCTTCTTCAGCCCGTCGACCGTGGTCTGCTTCTCGATCTCCCCGAGGATGTACGCGTTCGGGTCTTCCTTCGCCTCGGTCACACTTGCACTCCCCGGCCAAGGGCCGGAAGGCTGCGCAGCCGAAGCCGCCGCCCACGGGTCGTCGGTGGGCTTGGCCGGCTCGGTGGTCTCCTCGACGATCGTGGCCCCGAGGGTCGTTGCGATCAGCGCCTTGCCGTGCGCGATCTGCGTCGCGTTCGTGACCACGCTGCTCAGGCTCAGGCCGGCCTGCGTGGCCGGGTCCATCCCGAAGAACTCCAGGACGTCCGCCCTGATCTCTCCGGTCGTCCCTCGGAACACCGCCCAGGTGGCGTCGTGTCCCTTGTCGTACTTGATCGTGACGCTCAGTTCGCTCACTGTGTGTCGTTCTCCTCTCGCTCGCTGTCGTCGCTACCGTACCACCGGTGTGCAACCTTCGCAACTCCGTTGCCCCCGAGGTCTCCCTCGTGACGTTGTCCAACTTACACACTCTGGGGATTGAAAGCAACCCGAGGTCATGTGTCCTGCGTCACGAAAGGCAGCATCGCGCCCTTCGTGGACCGCGCATTGCGGATGGTCAGGGCGAGCTGAGCCAGCGCCCACCCGATGTTCAGGTCGACCCAGTACAGCGCGCACGTCCCGGTGCCAGCAGGCAAGTGGACGATGATGCCCCAGTCCTGGTTCACGGGAGGCAGCGGCGAGTAAGCCTCTGCTGCCTGCTCGGCAGTGAACTCGGTCTTCTTCCAGGTGGTAAACGCCTGCTTTTCTGAAGCGTCTACCGGGAACCTGGTGTGGTCGTACAGCTTGCCGCGCGAGTACACCGCGAGCTGCGATGCCATCTTCAGCTTGCCGTACTCGATCGTTCCGGTCTTGGTGTCCGTGATGAAGTTGCCCGAGATCGGCTTGCCGTCCGGTCCGGGTCCGTCGTAGTACGACAGCCGGTCGAACGTGCCACCCACGGACAGCTCAGGTACTGCCACGAACTGCTCGATCGCAACGACCTTCAGCACCGACGTGGCCATCATGTAAGCGGCCATGTCGTCGAGATCCGCACCCGAGATGGTCTTGGGCAGCGGCTCCCCGCGGTCCACGTACTCCGACAGGTCGTGCAGGTAGGTGCCCTTGCGCGACTTCTCGTTCGCGCCGGCCGCGTCCTTGGCCTGCTCTGTCAGTGCGTTCAACTGCTTCTTGTCGGCGGGGTCCTCATGGTTCAGAAGACGCGCCTTGTCCAGCAGGTCAGGTCGGTTCGCCGAGCCGATCAGGACCATGCGGCCCTGCCAGTCGATGAGGTTCGACTTGTCCTCGATGCAGTCGATGAACGTGGTGGTGCGGGTGTGGCCCTTCGGCTTGCCCCCGTCCTGCGGCACGATGAGCGGCCGGCCCCAGCCGTCGCGCGGTACCGAGAGGTTCGGGTGCAGGGGCTTGGGCGCCTGCGGAATCTCAATCAGGTTCAGGCTCAAGCAGCCACCACCGAAAGTGCCGGGGTAGAGGCCGGCAGCGGTGCCAGGTAGATGCGTATCGTCTCGTCGTCCACGATCTCGGGGTCTCCTTCGTCTTCGTCCAGTAGGTCAAGTCCGATGCGCCTTGCCATCAACAACACCGATCGCATGAGGCTGGGCCTGTGGCCCTCCTTGGCGTCGATGTGGAAGTCGTACTCCTCCTCGTTCACGACGAGCTTGATCAGCCCGTCAGGGGACCTGTATTCCCCAACCCACCCTCCGGCTTCCGGAGAGGGTCCGCCCCCCAGGCGATGCGGCATCTACCAGACCTCCTTCTGTAGTGGCTGTGCAAGTGTCGCTGTTGAGCCCATCCTGTACCGCCGGGGGATCGATGTCAACACCACGCAGTTCACGGATTTACTTCAACTTTCATGATTCTTTCACATGCGGAACGTACGACTCTCCTTGGGTTCAAATGGTTGTGCACGAAATGGACAATATTTTTGAAGGTTCGGGCCGCCTGTCCTACCCTGGATGCAAGGAGAGCCCCCCGCAGTTCGGATGCGGGGGGCTCTCCTGATGCCTGTCGGCTCAGTCGCGGTCGGCGCTGGGGCGTGGCGTTGTCTTGACCTTCGGGCGGTGGATGAGGTCATCGTCACCTTCCTGACGGGGGACGTAGAAGAATCCTTCTTCGGTGTCCGGGTCGTAGTGCACGACCGCGTCCTCCTCCTTGATCATCTCCATCCAGTTCTTCAGGCGGTTCACGTCCGCCTCCGTCAGCTCCTTGCCGGCGCGGCGACGAGCCTCCGCCCGGAGCATCGCCAGGGGGTAGGCCCAGCGGTGCTCCTCCTTCACGAACCAGGGGATGAGCTCGTCATCCCGGACGATTCGACGGTCCAGCCCCCGGCGTCGCCGGAAGTTGCCCCACATCGACGAGACGGTGTCGATGTTGTACTTGCGCTTGTACTCGTCGATCATCCACTGGTACGTGCGCCCTTCCTCGAACCAGCGGATTACCTCCGACTCGTCCACGATCTTGCGCTTACCCATGAGCCTCCTTGCTCCAAGTGATCTTGCTCTGTAACACTTCCACAGTATCTCAGCACAGTCAACACTGCACAGGTATCGTGTAAAGGGCAGTCCAAGATGCACACCGGGAGGGCAGCATGAAGATTCAAGTAGTCGCGTGCGACATCGACCAGCAGGTACCGGCGAAGACCTACACCATCACAGCCAGCGACGGCCGGAGCGTCTCCAAGGATCTGTGCGAGGAGCACGCCGGATACCTGGAAGACCTGCTCGAAGAGGCGGAGGTCGGCAGTGATGAGGGCGGAGCGGAAGCCGAGCCCGAGCCGGAGGCCCCGCCCGTGGTGCCGGTCCGACGAGCCCCCGCCAGGAAGGCGCCGGCCAAGAAGGCTCCGGCCAAGGTGCCCGCACGGCGCCGGGCCAAGGTGGTCAGCTTCGAGGAGATCGAAGCGCAGAAGAAGAACTGAGACGACAAGAAAGCCCCCGCCAGCCGTCAGGCCAGCGGGGGCTTCTCTCATTCCGAGTCGGTCTGCTCGACGAACCCGAACGCGGTCAGCGCCTGTATGACGAGCGCGACCTGCGGGTAGTCGGTGCCGAAGTAGGTGGCCAGGGACAGGGCCATGCCAAGGCCGGCTGCAACCAGCCCAGCCTTGGACTTGTACTTGGTGGGCAGGGCCCCGGCGATACGCGCCAGGCCCTTGCTGGTCACCTTCGCGTGACGGCTCACTTGACGCCTGCCTCCTTCTGGAGCTCCTTGAAGCCGGACTTGCCGATGACCGGGTCATACGACTTCCCCGCGGTGCGCAGGTGAGGGTTCTTGTTGTGGAACCGGGCGACCGCCTTCTGGGTCTCCGGGCCGTAGTAGGTGCTGTACGCGCCGTGGATCGGGCCGTAGCCGGCCTTCACCAGGAAGTGCTGGAGATCGACCACCTGGGCGTGCTTGGCGCCCGGCTTGACGGCCGCGTTCAGGGCGACGATCTTCGAGACCGGCTTGGGGGCAGGCTTCGCGGGAGCGGGCTTGCTCGGGGCCGGCGCAGGAGTGGCCGGCTTGCCCTTCTTCGCCTTGACCAGCTCGATCAGTCGCTTGATCGGGAAGTTGCCGGGGTCGCCGTGGTCGTTCTCCGGGACGTGCTGGTGACCGCAGATCCCCTTGAACGCCTCCCACTCGGCGAAGCTCATGCGCTGCCCGCTCTTCGAGCCGTAGCTCGACGGGTAGCTCAGCCACGGCTTCGAGGTGGAGACGAGCGGCACGTCGTAGGTGTCGGTCAGCCAGTCGATCAGGTCGACCAGGCCCGCGAGGTCAGCGTCGGACGCGCCCGGCCAGAAGAGGCCCGGCCCACCCTTGGCGCAGGTGCCGACCAGCTCGATCTGGATGACGTTCAACGTGTTGGTGTCGACGCCCCCCGCCGCGTTGACCAGGGCCCGAGCGGAGTGGTTGGCGTAGAAGTGCTGGTGCACCTCCTTGCCCTTGACGGTGAAGGTCGGCGCCGAGCCGCCCCCTCCGTAAGAGGGGAACGAGCCGCCCTCGGTGGTGTGGATGACGATGACGTTCGGGTGCGGCATGGTGTCGCCGGAGTACGCCTTGCCGAACCACTGGACGGTGGAGTTGCCTCCGGGGTAGATGTGCGCGGTCACGCTGTTCGTTCTCCTTCCATCAGCCCGAGAGCCGCCGCATGGCGGCCACTACGGGGCGGGTGTCTTCGATGTGGTCGTCGAGGCGTTCGGCGACAGACAGTCGCTCGCGCCGTTCGTGGCTGATCTCGCTACGCAGGGCGCCCAGCTCCTCGCTGTGCCGTTCCTGGCCGTCGATGACCCGGTCGATCCGGAACATCACGGCGTCGAGGTCGTCTCGTAGGTTCGTGCTGTGCGTGTTGGCAACGTGGTCTCGCGCCACTTGCACGTTCTCTCGCACTTCGCTCATCGCGTTCGCCTGGCGCCGCATCATCTCGATGAGGACGCCGACGAGGGCGGCACACACGGTGCCGCCCGTCGTGACGAGCGCAACTTGCACACTTGGTTCCATGGCCATCGCGGTCACGACAGCTTGGCCTCCAGGCGGGCCAGGCGCGCTTCGAGGTCGGCGACCTGCTGGGCCTGGCGCTGGACGACGGGGACGAGGGCGACCCCGAGGAGGTCGTAGCGCAGCCCGTCGACCTCGCCGTCGAGGTAGTTGACGAGCCAGCCGAAGCCGGCCTTCTCGGTCTCCTCTGCGATCAGGCCGACCTCGTCCTTACGTCCCTCGCGCACGGTGCCCTCGTCGTCGACCCGGTCCTTGCGGTCGTAGATGACGGGGCGGAGCTTCAGGACGTCGTCCGGGTTGATCGCGAAGTCGCGGACGTTCTCCTTGAACTTGATCGAGGAGGTGTTCCGGGCGAAGGTGCCGTCACCCTGCACCCACACCGCGTAGTACGTACCGGAGCCGGACACCGAGTCGGCGTGGACTCGCTTCGAACCGTTGGCCCAGGAGATCGTGTCGCCCGACTCCAGGTAGGAGGAGTGGGAGTGCGAACTCGGGGCGAACGTGCTGGGCTTCGAGGTGATCGACGACCAGGTGTGCGAGTGGGTGGCCGGAGTGAAGGTGGTCGGCTTACCGGTGACCGAGTCCCAGGTGTGGGAGTGGGTGGCCGGGGTGAACGTCGTGGGCTTGTCGGTGATGTCGGCCCACAGGTGCGTGTGCGCGGCCGGGGCGAACGTGGCCGGCTTGTTGGTCAGCGTCGTCCAGTCGACCGACTGCGAGACGTTGCCCCACGCCGTACCGTTCCAGAACTCCCACGTGGCCAAGGTGGTGTTGTAGCCCAGGCGCCCGATGCGAGGCGAGGTCGGCCGGGTCGTGGTCGTCCAGCCGCCCACCGTGCTGCCGACGAACTGACGCTCGCCCGTGACGGCCGCGGCTGCGATCGAGGTGACGCTTGCGCCCACCGCGACGGTCGCGAGCCCGAGCTCGTAGATGCCCGTGTCGGTCTGGGTGAGAGCGGGCGGAGTAGAGGAGCCGGCCGTGCCCGGCTTGACCACCAGGGTGATGGAGTTGGTGGCCGGGTCCAGCTTCAGGACCACGCGGTCCACGCGAGCCGTGGTGTTGGATGCGGTGACCGTCAGCGGTTCGATCGCCGTCGAGTAGATCGCGTGACCACGAACGATCGCGAAGCCGGAGTTGACCTTCACGGTCATGCCCGTGCCGTCCGCGTAGACAGACAGGCCGGTACCTCCCACGGTGTCGGCTACGCCGGTGGACTGGAACTCCCGGAAGAGTCGGGAGTAGTCGGTCTCGGTGACAGCCTGGCTGTCGAAGGGGTAAGACGTGATCGCCACTTGTGGGGCCTCCTTGGGTTACAGGACGAATGCGCCAGAGCAGCGGATCGTCTCGCCTACGTTCAGGCTGTACGTGTTCGTGGTTCGGACGGTGACATCGCCGGTCGCCTCGACGTCGCACTCGCCGTCCGCGTAGCCGGTGGAGTAGATCGCCGTCACCGTGCGGGCCGGGCGGTACCCGGCCGGGAGGTTGGCGATGACGACGTCGGCGAGGTTGTACGGGGCGGTCGTGCCCGCGTCGAACTTGGTGGTGATGGCCAGGTCGAAGCCGAACGAGCAGACCCCGTTGATCTTCCTGGCCTGGAAGTTGTTGACCGTGACGCCCGAGCCTGCGGTCAGGCCGGTCGTGATGACCGTGGGCGCCTCGACCGGGGGCGGGTAGAGCGACGCTCCCACTTGCACACTCCTTACGCGAGGCCGACCCAGAACCGGATCGGGTCACGGACGAGGTTGGCGATGGTGATGGTCGACGGCGCAGAGGTGGCCGACGTGGTGTAGCTCGCGTGGCGCCACACGGTGACGCCGTTACCCATCACGGACTGACAGGTCGACGCGCTCTCGTACCGAGCCAGGGCTGGGCCGTCCACGGGGGAGGCCGTGTAGTTGAAGCGCCAGAGGATGTAGTAGACGCCGGGCGCCAGGGTGACCGAGGACGTCAGCGGCGCGTTCGACCAGCCACCGCCGGTCGCGGACTGAGTGGCCGGCTCGTAGGCCGCAGTGGACATGTCGCCGGTCGCGCCCTTCAGCGTTCCGGCCGTGTCGTAGATGCCGGCCCAGGAGCCGGTCAGCAGACCGCCCGAGTAACCGAGCATGTGCCACACGATCTTCGAGATCGTCATGGACCGGTTGATGTAGACGGCGGTGAGCCGGCCGGAGCCGACGCCCGAGTAGTCGGAGCCGGAGTTGCAGTAGTCCGGGTCGCCCGCCCACGCCTTCAGGCCCAGAGCCTCGGGCGTGAACCCGCTGGGGACCGAGGGGTCGGGGAGCTGCGCGATCGGCACCTTCACCGAGGAGTCGAGCGAGGCGACGCCGGAGGCCGCAGCCTTCTGGCTGGTCGGCAGGTAGGCCAGGGCCGGGATCTGTGCGACCGGGACCAGGCTGGAGGCGTCGAGCGAGGCGACACCGGAGGCTGCGCCCTTGGCCGAGGTGGCGATGGCGGAGACATCGGCTGCGGTCAGCGAGACCGCGCCCGTGTATCCGTTGACCGAGGTGACGGGAGCCGTGCCGCCTCCAGTGCCGACCTGGAAGACGGTGCCGTCCGCCTGCTTGATGTAGGGCAGGCCGGCCTTCGAGTACAGGAAGACGCCGCCCGTGGTGGTGACGGGATCGGCAGTCAGGTCTCGCAGGCCGAGCGCGCCAGCCGAGGTGACCTGGGCGGTGCCGTGGTGCACGGTCGTGCCGAAGGTGATCGTGCCGTCCGACCGCTTGGCGTGGATGACGGTCTTGTTGAACGTGCCGTCATCGTTGCGTGCGGACAGGCGGAAGTCGGAGCCGGCGCCCGTGCCGTCCTCGGCAACGTCGTCGACCTGGGCCTCCCAGCGGGAGACGCCCGTGCTCATCCACCGGTACACCCGGTAGTTCCCGGCCGCCTTGTCGATGCTCATGTACGTAGCGCTGAGCGTCGCGTTGGCCTTGCTCGGCAGCGACTCGACGACCTGGAACTTCTCAGCCCCGGACGCGGTCTGCACCCACAGCTTCCCGGCCTTCGAGTAGAGCTGCGCGCCCATGCTGGTAGTCGCCGGGTCGGCGGTGTCTCGCGTGCCGATGGCACCGTTGACGCTGAGCTTCACGCCACCCTGCGAGCTGTCGGCGATGCCGATGGCGACCTGACCCGTGGTCCGCGAGATCCAGATCGGATCGTTGATCTTCGTAGTGCCGTCGTCGGCGAAGGCTTCCACCCACAGGTCGGAGCCGTTGTTCGAGCCGGACTCCGTACCTGCTGAGCGGATCTTCCAGCGCATCGACCCGTTCTTCTTGATGTCGATGTTCGGGTCGCCGGAGGTGTCGTTCACCCCCACCGAGCCGGTGAAGACCGGGTCCGAGGAGACCGTGCCAGCCGGACCCTGCGGGCCCGTGAAGCCGGAGATGGCAGGCTCCGGGATTACGGAGAAACCCATCAGGCTGTCACCTCCACTCCGCTGATGAAGTAGGCGCACGTCGTCGTGCTGCCCTGGACCTTGACCGTGTCGCCCGCATCCATCACCTGGGAGATGTCGAGGGTGAAGATGCCGTTCGCGGGGAGCGAGGTGTTCGGGATGATCGACAGCCCGGCGAGCTGGATCAGGATCGTCGCCGCACTGGTGCCCGAGTTGGTCACCACGAGGTTCGTCACGATCGTCGTCGTGCTCGTCGGCACGGTGTAAACGCTCGTCAGAGTCGTCGAGGTGTTACCTCTGGACAGACGCTTCGGCGTGTTCGCCATCGGTTACCACACCCCCATGATGCTCAAGATCTGATCGGACGGAGAGGAGCCGCCTCCCGTGGAGTTGGCCTCCAGGTTGGACAGGCGGGTCTCGGTGTTGGTCACGCGCTTGTTCAGCGCGGCACTGGCGTCGAAGCCGGTCGGGTCGCCGAGGAGAGCGCCGAGCTTGAAGCCGTCTCGGTCGGCCTTGAGGACGTAGCCGGTGACGGTGGACTTCAGCTCCTGGTCATCGACGATGACGACGAGCGAATCACCGAGGCCCCACTCCTTGCCGAAGCGGGCCTGGCTGTCCTCCATCGGGACGACCTGCACGTTGATCGCAGTGAACCCGGAGTCGACCAGGGCCTCGTCGCCGGCCTGCTGAAGCTCGGCCCAGTCGTTGGTGTTGCGCTGGTCGACGAACTGCTCGATGCGCCGGCCCCAGTCAGCCTCCGCGGCGATGGACTCCGCGTTGTCGACCTGGAGGAACTGGCGCTCGGTGAGGTCGCCCTGGCCCGCCACGATGGCGCGCGTAACGCCGGGCGGGGAGATGCCGACCTTCTGCCCGGACAGCGTCCCGTTGCGGACGTCGAGCCGGACGAACGCCGTGCGGTCGGTGATCGCGTAGGTCTCGAAGACCAGGTTCGATCCCCGCTGCACGACGCGGAACCCGAGGCTGCCCAGGAGGGCGATCTCGGTGAGGAGGTTGCCGAGCACGGGGAAGCGGGCGGACTGGCTGATGATCGGCCCGCGCGCCAGGTCCGTGCCCATGATGAGCCCCGTCTTGCGCCGGGCTGCCGGAGCCAGGGGCCCGATGTTGGCGTTGACGTACGCGTGCATGACGGTCTCGACGCGGCCGGTGCGCACGTCATGCGCCTCTGTCTGACTGGCGCCGTCAGCGTTGGACGGCTGGGGGAAGGCCAGTGCGTCAGCCAGACAGACAGTGTCTGACACGCCCGTGAAGGACACCGTCCCGTCCGGGTCGGTGGGAGTCGAAGCGAACTCCGAACTCACCATCGGCCCGGACAGGAGGACGTCATTGGGGCCGGTCACGATGATGCCCGAGCCCGGCGTCCGCAGCGTGTCACACAGTGGGTGCTCGGACGCCAGGCTCAGTGACCAGGAGCCGAGGTTGTTGAAGTTGTCCGTGAGTTCGAGGGCCAGCTCCTCGGGGCGGATGATGCCCCGACGGGCCAGCGCCTTGTCACGCACCTCGACGGTGATGTCTTGCAGGCGCACTCAGATCACCATCCACTTCCGGGGATACCAGGAGCAGGTGATCTGCGAAGCGCTGGTGGTGTTCAACAGGGAGGCGACCGCGGTGGAGTCGCCGGGCTGCACGGTCCAAAAGCGTGGGGCGGTGTCCAACAGGTCGTACCGGTTGGCGCCGGTCCCGTCCTTCACCGTCCCCTTGCGGGTGTCGATGACCAGCTTCTCGGAGGCGGTCAGGGTGCCGTTCCACTTCATCGTCTCGCCCGTGGGTGACGTCGCAGTGAAGTGGTCACCCGGACCGCGGACCTCCCACACCGGGTAGGCCGCAGCGTCGCCCGAGTTGGAGAGGTCGATCGAGCCGATCGCCTGTGAGGGGGCGATCGTCATGGTCACCATGTTGGTCAGGAACGCACCCGCTGCCCCGGCGCCGGAGATCGTACGCACCTGCTGCTGAGAGCTGGTGAAGTATGGGTCGCCGGCCCGCAGGGTGATGACCGTCTGGAACTCGCGCTGCCCGATGCTGTCGGCACCGTAGGTGTACTCGCCACCCCCGACCCGGTGCACATCCGTGCTCCACCGAGTGCCGTCGCCGTCCTGGAGGACCAGCGTGCACCCCCCGGCCAGCGCGAGGGCCAGCCGGGAGAGCTTCGCTTGCAGGTCCGTACGGTCGAGCGCCAGGATCTCGATGGGCAGGTCGATGTCCCTGGTCTGGACTCGCGTCCCTCGGAAGATGGCGCCGTCTCCGGCGCCCTCCAACCACTGCACCGAGACCGGGGGCAGGCCAAGGCCAGTCACGCCAGCCTTGGCCTGGAACCCGATCCCGAGCTCGTCGATCTCGTTGAGGTTGATCGTGTCCGCACCGCTCACGAGCAGGAGCTTCGGCACTTACTTCACCATCCCATCCGTGCTCGGTTCGCGGCGGCGAACAGATCCTCTTCGGAGCCGAGCGAGGAGCCGGGCGCCGCGTAGTAGTTGAGAGTCTTCGAACTGCCTCCAGTCGAGGAGTCGTTGGCCAGGGCGCTGCCGACCGCCGAAGCGATGTTGCGCGCCGTGGAGTTGGACGCCTGTCCGATCAGGAGGCTGTCCTCCACCGCCGAGGCGATGCTGGACTGCTCGGAGAGCAGGCCCTTGCGGAATCCCTGGCCGACGTAGGCGCCGATCTTGGCCAGCACTCGCGAGGGCGAGTGGATGCCGAGCGCCTTCTTGATGGCCTTGACCATCGAGTCCGCGATCTTCAGCATCTGGTCTTCGATCTTGCTGGCCTGCGACTCCAGGCCCTTGACCAGTCCCTCGGCCATGTGGATGCCGTTGTCGTACATGACCTCGGACGCGGTCTTGCCGACCTTGCCCGCAGCATCCTGGAGCTGCTTCTCCAGGTCGTTGACCTGCTTGACGCCAGCCGAGCCCGCGCCGAGGATCGCCTCGGCCGCAGCCATGCCCGCTTCGGGGCCGGCCTGTGCGAGCTGGTCGAAGATCTCCTGGTTGAGCCCGAGCTTCTTCAGCTTCGCGAGGACGTCAGCGAAGTGCTTCGCCTGGTCCACGGCCTGCTTCAGTTGCTCCAGGATTCCGGAGAAACCGCCCTCCATGTTGGTGACGTTGGCGTCATCAACGATCTTCTGGGCGATGCTCGCGGCGTAGTCGGCCTTCGCCTTCTTCAGGTCCGCGAGGGACTTCTTGGCGTCGTCGACCTTCGCCTTGAGCTTGTCGTACGACCCGAGCAGCTTGTTCAGCGCAGCCTGGTCGGCCTTGACCTTTGCGGTCACCGACTTGCTCAGCTTCGCCTTGCCGATCAGATCCGTCAGTCCAGTCAGGGACTTCTTGACGTTGCCGTACTGGGACTCAAGACCCTTGATCAGGCCCTTGATGATGACGACACCGGCGTTGTAGAGAAGGACCTTGTCCTTGGGGAGCGGGCCCTTCCAGTCGGTCAGCTTGCTGGTGAGGTCACCGAGCTTGCTCTTGACCGAGCTGAACATTGAGCTGATGCCGGAGATGAAGCCCTTGATGAGCTCGATACCGGCGTTCTTCAGCGTCGAGCCGAGGGAGCTGAGGCCGGCCTTCGCCTTGGATGGCAGCTCCTTCACCTTGGTGACGGCCTTGCCGATCCACTCGGAAACCGTCGAGACCAGCGCGCTCAGCTTGGACGAGGCGGTCGTCTTGATCGAGTTCCAGCCGTCCACGAAGAACTTCTTCATGGAGGACAGGCCGTCGAGGACGAGCTGCTTGGCGCCGGAGAAGAACAGCCGGACGTATCCGGTGATGGACTTCCAGCCGTCCGAGAAGAACTTCCCGATGGCCTTCATCCCGTCCAGCGCCAGGCCCTTGGCCCCGGTGAAGAACAGGCTGAGGTACCCGCGGATCGCCGCGAAGGCGCCCGTGCACAGGTCGGTGACGGCCTTCCAGCCAGCCTTGAACAGTGCGCCCAGACCCTTGAGGGCCTTGCCCGCAGCGCCGAGGATGCCGACGTTGAAGAAGATCTCCAGCGCGCCGAGGATCGTGTCCCAGACGCCCTTCAGCATCCCGAGGATGCCGTTCCAGATCCCCT